CTAAAGTTCTGATAAAATCCTTGTAGTGCGCCTGTCATGTCAATGCGTTCTCTGAAATTAACCGTGTTGGTGTCATTGTTTATCCAGTGTTAACCAAAACTTGCGGCCGCCAATGAATTTCTAGCAGTACCAACACCAGCGGTATCAATGGCAACTACACCTGTGCTTGATACTAGGTTGGTTATTGAGTAATTACCAACACTATAATTAACGCCATATCCAAAGATAGCCTTATCATTTGCATAAGTTGCGGCCGCTAATGCTTGTCTAGCAGTACCTACACCTGTTGTATCAGTAGCAACTACACCGGTATTACTTACTAAATTGGTCAATGAAACAGAACTCCCTGTATATCCATATCCAAAAATAGCTTTATCAACACCATAACCTGCGGCTGCTATATAACCTCTAGCGGTACCGACTCCTGTTGTATCTGAAGAAACAACACCGGTATTTGACACTAGGTTAGTCATTGAAACGAAACCACTGGTGTCTCCATATCCAAAGATAGCTTTATCACCACCATATCCTGCGGCTGCAAGAAAACGTCTACTAGTACCTACACCTGTTGTATCAGTTGCCACTAAACCGACATTTGATACTAAGTTGGTTATTGATGTATAACCGCCAGCGTCAAGGGTGCCATAACCAAAGATTGCTTTATTTGTGCCATAGCCTGTGGCGGCTAGTTGGTATCTAACAGTACCTACACCTGCTGTATCAGTTGCCACTACACCGAGATTTGATACTAAGTTAGTTATTGCTACTGCACCACTACCAGTCTGACCATATCCAAATATAGCTTTATCACCACCATATCCTGCGGCTGCTGGACTATATCTAGCAGTACCGACACCAGTGACATCAGCAGAAACAACGCCAGTGGTTGATACAAGATTGGTCATTGACACGGGCCCGCCACCATATCCAAATATGGATCTTTGAGTTATCACTATAGCCGCAAGACCACTACCCGAAATTAACCAAGATGTTGGTGTTATTTTTAAGGCTGTTGCTGATCCATATTGCGTCAAAATTTTTGATCCAGTTGAACCATCAGGACTTGAATACATTGTGTCAGTTGCAAGAGTAATCGTGACATTTGAAGCACTCATGTTAATGAATGTTATTGCTGTGCCGTTTGGATATGCAACAGTACTGTTTGCAGGTATTGTAAATGTTCTTGTGTTGGCATCAGTTTCCGGGTGAAAAATTACTTTTCCTGAGTCTGCCAATACTGCCGTATATGCCGTATTTTGACTATTGATAGGAATGTTTCTAAATCCAACAGCATCAATTCCATCAACTGTGGTGCTACTATTAGCAGCTGCAAAGGCCGCATTGGCATAAGCACCTGATGTTACAGCTCGTTGATCGGCTGTATTAGCCTGAGTGTATGCAGAATTAGCATATGAACCAGATGTTACTGCTCGCTGATCGGCTGTTGCAGCATTAGTAGTTGCAGTGTTCGCTTGAGTGTAAGCTGAATTGGCATATGAACTAGCAGCATTAGCCGCACTTCTAACCCAAGTGTCTGTGGAATTATTGGCTGCCGTAAAGGCCGCATTAACTCGAGCCTCACTGGCCAAAGATAAACCACCAGCAGTCGAACCATCATGCACGACAATGACTTGTTTGTCAGTATCAATAGTGACTTCACCAGCCGCTCCAGTATAGGAGTTGGTTTGCGTGTTGGTCTTTTTGGGTAATTTAATCTTTGTTAACGGCATCTGAATTCTCTTTTTATTGTTCTATTTAGGTTGGTGGTGTAAACTCAACCCAAGAATTAAATTGGTATTTTGCGAACGGCTCGAACATGCACATAACTATTTTTAAACAGTGGGTCAGTAGTACCATTATCTGTTGTTATTCTATAGGCTTGTGTGCTACTTGATTGAGTTGACGACCAAAGACCATAAGTATTAAATGCTTCAGTGTTGCCCGATTGGAATAACGCAGCTGTTGTTTGTGCAGGATTTCCCGAAGTAAAATTGCTACTAATTGGTTGTGGTGATACAGCGTTTGCGTTTGAACCGTGACCAGCACCACTTGTACTGTTTGTTGTTGTTGTAGGTTTTAGGAAATAGTACATAGTTATCAATTCATTAAGTGCTGGCATATACCAGTCTGTGTATCCACCAATAGTAAGACTTCGACAAAATTGTGCTTGTGGATGATTAGCATCATTCATTGCATTAGTGTTCGCAAGACCATCAATTAATGAAGTTGCTCCCGAGTCCGCCACATTATTATTATTAAAAGCATTATCAGTACTAGATTGTCCTGTTGATCTTGGTGCAACAATTAAATAATGCGTTGCAACACCACCACCTGTTAAACTAATTTTTCCTGCGTAGTAACCGCCACCGTATGATTGGCCAATTACTGTTGGACCTGTAGAAACAGTAGGCCAATTACCAGCTTGTTTTGCCTGTAGTGCTGTTGAATGATTGAAAAATCCAGATGCTGACACACTGCTGATTGCCAGTTGAGTGGCCGATATTACACCGCCATAATATCTTTTAACCATTTTAACTTATGTCCTCATAACTACAAGTCACACACAATGAGTTTGCGGCACCAGCAAAAGCACCAATACTTGTGTTTTCTTCCAAGTAGTACTGACTGGTTTTATCAATAACGTTTAGTGTACTCTTTCCAGGAACATCAACGTAACCAACAATTGGGAATAGAGAACCACCAACGTTAGCAGCATTATAATATCCGATTGAAACATTAACTGTTGCAGTATTATAATTTGCAACGTTCAGCACATTAATCTTCAAGCATTTACCAGAACTTGCTGGGTTGTTTAGTACTGTTGTTGCCGCAGTTGTAGTTAAGTTGGCTGATGCCGTTTTACCATTGATTGTTGTTGCGCCGATTAAATTTGGTGCTGCCATATTATCCTCCGAAAACTAGTGAGTAACCGACTGAAGAAGCAGATGAAGCACCGCCGGCTGATCCGTTGGCAGCTGCGGTTATTTTACCATAAGTATCTACGGTTAAGTTTGTTGATGTATAAGAACCAGCAGTAACGCCAGTTGGTGTTGGTGATCCACCAGTGTTAGCCATGGCAAATGCTGCATTGGCATAACTACTGGCAGCATTGGCCGTATTATAGGCCGAATCCACCAGTTCTGAATAGTCACCGGTGGAATCGATATTGGTTAGTGTTATTTTTGTCGTCATATCTTATTTAGTCCATGCTTTTGCCGCATTGAAGTTCGCATGAGCAAATTCTAATCGGTCAATTAGTTTAACTGCATTACCTTTTAACTTATCTACGGCCACAAAACCTTCTGGATTAGTGACTTTAAAACCATCATCTGTACGTAAGAATGTATTGGTAACTTGTTTCATTTGTTGTAACTTACTAACAATCATATTCTTGGATGCAACCAAATGATTCATCAAATCAAAAATATTCTTTAAGTCTCTGGCCGAACCACGGAAGAATCGCATAATCTCAGTTTTCTCTTTGATTCGTTTCTGTTTAGTTTCTTCTTTCTTGGCATCAGAGATATCTTTGTTCAACTTGGCCTCAACCCAACGGATTAATTCGTTTGTGTGACCAACAGTATCTCTAATCTCTTTACCTTCACGTACTTTGGTGTTATTGAATGTCTTAATGTAAGTGAGTACTACTTCACTTGAGGCAATTCTATTGAGTGTTAGTGCATTGATAGATTGAAATGTTGTGCCTGCAAGTGACAGGTGTGAAGTCAATACCTTTGTTTCTTGCTCTGTGAATGTGACTGTACCAGATGCGTCAACAAAGTATGCATCACGGAACCAAACATCTTTGGTTGTAGTCAAGTGATTGATATCGATGTTGAATGATGCCTTCATGTCAGAGAATGTTTTGCCTGTGTATGATGTGTGAAACACGATACCCAACTGTGCAGAAGTCATTGCTCTGGCCAATTTTGAATCTGATGGTACAGCATATACAATCGTATTCGGTTGAAACGTAATGTATTCTTCACCATCAATCGATTGTGTATTGATATCACCTTTAGAGAACATCATGTCGCCTTGCAGAACACCTTTGATACCTAGTTTTGGCAGGTAACGTAGTGCAACTTTAAGTTTAGCATTCAAACCACCACTTGGATGGTTTACATCAATATCATCATCAGTATAGTTTAACTTAGGGTTTGCATTGAAGACACCTTTAGTACCAACAAAGAACTTGCCATTGTCGGGATTGATGCCGCAAAAAACTGCTGGTGCACCATCCCATTTTGTTGTCACGTTTACTTTAGATGATGAATGTCCTGCCAACATGTCACGTAACGATTGCAGAAAGTTAATTGCATCACGTGTGCCGGCAACACCACGATTCAACACCTCATCCTCAATGTGTTCGAGGTGAAGATTGGCACCTTCTTTTTTTGATTCGGTTATAAATTCTGAAAATTTCATTTTAATATATCTTTATGAATGGACCGTTTGTGTCTCTAAATTCTTTCTTTGCACCATAGTATAATGTTTTCAACCACTCTTGCATCAGTCCTTTTTTATCTATTAAAGCCCACGCATAAGCCCAACGCATACAAGTTAACTTAGATGAAAGTCTTCCACCAGCATATTTAGAACCCTCTTCTCTGATAGAATAATCTAGAACATCAGCAAAAGAACCAGACGAAACTTGTTTACCTTTATACATCACTTTCATATCACCAAAATCTATATCTTTACCATTAACTTTCAACTTAGATAATTCTTTTTGAAAATCGACCCAATACTTTATGGTCTCTGGTGTCCACTTACCAACAAGTGGAATATGTGGGTCTTTACCAGCATTTACTGGTCTAATGATTCCTAATTTTGAATAATTCTTAGAGAAAAAATCATCAATGGCATCAGCAGAAGCCTTACCAATTTTAGCACCAGCATCTTTACCAGTTGGCGTCAAGTCAGTCTGTACTCCACCCCTAGGTGTTGACATATTAAAGTTTCTCGTTTGCCAATTTACTAGACTATCACCAGCTTTAAATTGTCCTGCAATCTCACCATTATCAATCTCTGTTGGTGTCTTACTGTTTGTTCCAAAATTTGCATAACATTTAAGTGGACCTACATTCTCGAAAATCAATTCTTTTGCTTTGCCTTTACCCATGTTGGATAATTCTAAGTCGGCTTTAGTTTTGGTTTTAGAAATGGCCTTGAGTGAAACTGGAACCAAATCTTTTGATTGTATCAACTCACGCATATAAGCATTCAATGAATATATGTTTGCCATTTCATCGGTGTTTTTGGTGATTGAATCCAACTTTTTTCTTATTACACCTTCTTTTGTTTTTTTGACCATGTATATATCAGCAGGATCCCAATTGTCTTTAGTAGAAACACCACATCTACTTTTAGCTATATCTTCAATAAAAGACATGAAACCATTTCTCTCATCACGTGAATAGATGTAACCTTTATTATTGGAACCCAAATAATTCTTTAATGCTTCGGCTTGTTTTTGAAATGTACTCATCCAAGCAGTTCTTAATGCTAGATTTTTTGCAAGGTCAGGATAAACTTCCACAACTTCAGAAAATAATTCTGCTTCTGAAGGTACCTTTGCACTCTCAATATACTTTCTGAAATAGACTTTTGAGGCGTTCTCTTGCTTTGCTGTCTCTATCGCATTACCTGCCATCTAATACTCCTGTGTTTTTGGAGTATTTATCCTACCAGGTTACCGAATAATGTCAAGCACTTTATCACCGGTCCAAACTTCTTGTTCGGTCCTGATACGATTTTCAATCTTCAATGTCTCAAATCGATTGATAGCTTTCTTACGCCACCACTCAATGATGTTGTTTAAATGAAACTTCTCATAGTTTTCACCAGGTAATAACTTGTCGGTCTTACCATTGACAAAATCAACCATGTTCTTGTAACCATAATCAGAGATAAAGTATCGTTTCTGTTCATTCAGATTTTTGGCATTCTCAATTGTCTGTGCAAACTTGGCACCTTCTGGTGTACCTTTGAGTGCCACTTTAGTTAATGATATGATATGATTGGAGATTTTCAACTTACGTGATGATGCATCTTCTGGTGCAAGTGGTTCACCAATGATTGTTTCAACATAGTTCTTCAAGTCGGTATAAGTTTGGCCATGTAACATCGGTAAGAAATCTGAATCAGTTAGACCTTTGAAACGAATCAATGGTTTCATGCCGTCATACTGTGATACTGCCTTAGAAGAACCATACAAACTAGTAGTCTCGAACAAACAGGTTGTCATCTTGTATTTCTGGTTCAGCATCTCACGTACTTCATGTGAGGTACAAATCGCAGCCAACAGTTTGCCGCCAAGGTAATTATACCCGAATGGTTGTGCAGGTACAATAACAAAACCCATCGCAGCACATTGATTGAACCTTTGAGCACCGCCTTGGACTTGCGTAAACACTTGTCCAAGCATTTGATTTCGTGGCTTGCAGTTGATGACTGGAGAACCAAGACGAATGAAACCACACCACTTTCCAGACTTCTTCTCTAAGATTGCCAATCGTAGACAACGACCGGGTATACTTGTCATGTTTGAATGTGACGATATCATATCAAGGTAAATGTCCCATCGATCTTGAGGCAAGTCAACAACCTCAAACTGCATATCTGCCGGTGACATTGTAAAGTCGGAGAACAAGTCTTCTTCTGGTCCACATCCAGGTAACGTGAATGGTCTTTCTGACATTGCTGCCAGTTTCTGTTCACGCATATACTCATCTATGCGGCCAAACTTATCGAAATACTCCGAGAATACATTGGCAACATATGCACCTTGTTCTACTGTTAAACTCATACTTTAATTCCGTCAAATTTATTTCTACGTTCTCTATTACCAAATGTACTTAGTGGTTTATCTGGTTGACCAGAATCGGAGATATCGGTCTGTGAAGATTGTTCAGTATCATATAGTCGCATCTTTGACCGGTCGATACCAACAATGAAACGTTTGAATACACTAGGGTCTGAATAACGATTCTTCAATTGTTTTACCATAATCTGGTTCAATTGTTGCAGTTCTTCTGTACTAATCAAAGCAAACATAAAGTCGGCAGTCGCAGGCAAACCAAACGATTCACTTGTGTCTGTCAAGTCAACATCGGTGTTGGTGAAACCAGACCTAGTTGTTTGTGTCGCAGTTACAATTGGCAGGCCTGCTTCAACGGCAAGACCACGCAATTCTTCAGCAATCGATTTAATATACGTATATGAGTTAACAGAACCACCAGGTTTGATACGTGAAGACGAACAAATATTTAGATAGTCGATAAAGATAATATCAGGTTTAAAACTTTTCTTCAACAACAACTCTTGCAACAAGGCACGGAAGTGTAGTGCATTGGCTGCGGCAGTTGGATACTCTTTGATGATTAACTTGCCTTGTGTCTTGTTCTTTAGTACACCAAACTTACGGACATAATCATCCTTAGACATTACATGTAGTTCATCCATTGTCACATTCATCAAGTTTGCATCAATGCGTTCAGCAATCTTTTCTTCAGACATTTCCATTGTGATGTACAAAACATTCTGTGCATTAGATAAACAACTTGCGGCAACGTGACACATAAACAAAGATTTACCAACACCAGTGCCTGCAAGTGCAACATTCAATGTTTTAATTGGCAGGCCGCCTTTGGTAATCTTATTGAAGATATCAAGGTCAAACTTAATCCGTGATTCAACTTTGTGATACAGGTCATAACGATTCGAGAAGTCATCAATGTAATCGTGACCAACATTAGGGTCAAACGATACACCCAAGGCATCACTGAGAATCTTTGGAATCTCGCCTTTGGCTTTCTTATCACCTTTGTCATCCAGAATCGACACAGATTCCATGATGGCATTGTAGATTGCTTTGTCTTGGCAGAACTTCTCAGTCTGTTCAACCAACCATTTCATTTCGGTTGGTTCATCTTTATGCTGATTGATATTGTGTAACAACTCAATAGAATTGCGAACCTCTTGTTCAGTTAACTTCTTACTCTCAGTAAGATTAATGATGAGTGCTTCGTGTGTCGGTAGACTATTGTACTTGTTGATAAACTCATCAACTTCTTTGTAAACTACTTTCTCAGTATTGTCAGAGAAATAATCGTTACGGAGAAACGGCAAAACTTTACGAGCAAACGTTTCATTGTAAATCAGGTTCTTTAGAATCGAGTGTTCTAGTCTGTTCATTATGGCTTTCTTGATTAATAATAATATCTGTGAGAATGTCTCCCATCATTGTATGATATTCTTGGTCAGTTAGCAAGCTCGCATGGCCATGTTGACCTGGATTCTGAACATTGTAGGTAAACTGTAGTTGACCTAATTCGCCTTCTTCAAATCTAACATGACCATACGAGAATACTACACCTGAATACTTACCACCGGTAATTTCTACCATCGTGGAATCTTCTTCAGGTAAGTCTAGAAACCTGTACTCAAGTTTCTTCTGCTTCTGCCGTATTGAAATCTTCTCCCATAATGTTGCCAAAAGCGATTTCATATTTCTTCCTTACAGATTCTTTAAATGATTCATTGACTAGCATACTAGACCAGAATTCTTCTGTATTAGTATCCTTCTCACGGAACTTCTTGTCTTCAATTTCACCAGTTTCTTTGTTGACACGTGAGTACCAACCATTAGATGGTTTGACTACGTGGCCAGATTCAAGAGCAACATCAAGTAAGCCAGACCACTTGCTAATGCCACCATCAAAAGATACAGAAACAGGAATTTTGGATTTTTCCCTAACATATCGTGATTTCTCCACATTGATAATAAAATTATAACCAGTTAATTCAGTTCCATCTTTCTCTTGCTGGCGACCAAGAATAAAGATGTTGTCGGCAGAATAGTAACTGCCTGTGCCACCGCCAACAATGTCTTTAGGAAACATTCCAATTTCTTTGTAGGTGTGATTGACAACTACCATTGGAATATCTTTGAGTGACAAGTGTGGTGTGACCATACGGAACAAACTCTTCACCTGTTTTGCACGTGACATATCAGCAACTGACTTGCCTTCTAATGCATCATCTACTTCCTTTTTAGACGCAAGATTACCAATAGAATCAATAACAATAATAATATGCTCACCACGTTCAAACCCCTCAAGTTGCTTCATAATGTCAAACTTCAACTGCTCAATGTCAGTCAATGGTGTGTGTAAGACACGTTCAGTATCAATACCAAATGTATCAAAGTAGGACTGTGGAGTACCAAACTCAGAATCATAAAACAACATTACTGAATCTTGGTACTTGTCCATGTAAGACTTGGCCATCAGCAAACTGAAAGCAGTCTTGAAGTGTTTAGAAGGACCTGCCCACATTGTAAGACCTGGGGTTAGACCACCATCTAAACGACCCGACAACGCCACGTTTATCATTGGGATAGATGTTGAAATCATATCCTTTTTGGTAAAGAACTTTGATGTTGCGAGCACAGCACTGTCTTTAATCGTACTGTTCTTTTTAATTTTATCTAATAAACTCATAATATTCCTTTAGTTAAAAAAACTATCCAATGAATTAGTCTTCTCTGTTTTCCAATCAATACAATCTAAAATCACTTTGATTGGTTCGAGGAAAGACTTATCAAACTGTGTGTCATAATCAATATACTCTTGTAGATTGAATTCTTTTGGCAATCGACCTGGAAAAGATACGACTGACTCTTTGAAATGGTTTGGAACTTTCAAGTATGTGAACTTGAGTTTCTCACCTTCTTGAATCAATGGATACTTCTTATCCAATTTATACTGCTTCAGGAAATGATTGTACACGATGGCACCACGAACATGAATCGGAGTACCCTTCTTGTACATTGTAACAGAATCAGAATAAGTTTTCAAGCCATTAAGTCCTCTTGGAAAAGAAATATCTTCAGCAGGTAAAGATTTAAATTCTTCTCTAAAGGTTTGGATGAAGTCTTGTACTTCTTCTTCGGTACCAAGCATCACCATTTTAATTAAGGTATTCATCTTCTCACGAATCGCAGCCGGTGTAGAAGACTTAATCATCTCAAGTCCCATCACCTTCATATGTGGTTCGTTGTACTGAACACCCTCATTGTTATATACATTAAGAATGTAACGTTTCTTGGCAGTCCAAATACCTTTGTCGGACAAACCTTCACGTTTCATTTGCATCTTTTGGGCATACGCATTAACATACGTAGCAAGCTCCTGGTAACTCTCATCAATAAATGGTTGTATCTTCTGCTCACATACTTTATCCATGAATTGGATAATCTGTTGTACGTTTGATTCTTTCGGATGCACCTTATCAACAAGCTCACCAAGACGGAGATAAATCGAATCTGTGTCTGAGGCGATAACATAATCTTTTTCGGTCTTTAATAGTTTGTTCATGTAAGAATTGATTTTATTCTCAATCCACTTAATACTAAGTTGGCCTGCAGAGGTAACACCAAGAGCTTGTCGTAAATCATAGAATCGGAAATACTTGGAGCCTAAGGCACCGTATGCCGAATTCAGAGACACCTTCTTTGCTAGTTGTAGGTTATTATACCTAGCAATTCGTTTATCTAATTCATTCTTCTTTGTCTCATCAGTTTCAACTTCATAATCTTTCTTCGCCTGAATCATCATCTTTTTAAACTTCGAACGATCAATGTACATTTCTTCCAACATCTTTGGTAAGAAACCTTGTTTGGTCGTACTGAAGAACTGGCCATTCGGTGTGATAGTATAACCACTCATCTTTGATAGGTCAACTGATTTAGTCAGCAGTTTATCAACGCTTACACCACGCATAATAATGTCACGCATATCTTGTGTGTAGTCTTGAGGCTCAATCAATGTCTCAGGTGAGATGTTGTATTGCATCATCAAGTGTGGGTACAAACTGTTCAAGTCAAATGAAGCAACACATTTATGCATACCTTTTTGTGGGTCTTTAACATAAGCACCCTCGAAAGCAGCATCTTTGTCCTTCATAACCTTTGGTGGCACAATGATATTACGGTTCAACAAGTAACCATATGTCATTGCATCCCACATTCTAGTTTGTGCAAATACATCATCATAGTTACACTTCGTATCATAGGCAAGAGTAAGTGCCAATTCTAACAACTTCAACTTGTCGTCTAGTTTCAGAATCAATGCTACGTCTTTAATATTATACTCAATGAACTTTTGGTAATTCAAACGATACAACTGGTGCAAGTTGTCATACTCATCATATGAAATCTTACTCTCACCAATCTCAACGTTCGCAATATTATCCAAACGATATGACTCTTGTGATTTACCACCTGGCGCATACCATCTGTACAATTCAATATAGTCAAGTGTCGCAACACCCAACAATTCATATGCAATGTTTTCACGACCCATGGCCATGACCTTGCGTTCAGAAATCATATTCCATGGTGACAACTTCTTTGTGTCATCTTCACCAAGGATACGTGATAAACGATTGACCAAATATGGAATATCAAAGAACTTAATATTCCAACCACTTATAACATCTGGACAATTATTTGACCAGTGGTTGATAAATGTTTTGCAGAGGTCATACTCATCACGGCATTTAATGTATGTAACGTTATCATCATTATTAATATATTCACCACAACCCATTACGATTGTTTTACCACCGACACGTGTAATACAAATGGCAGTGATTGGTTCGTTGGCTTGATATGGATCAGGGAATCCATTTTCAGAACCAACCTCAATATCGATAACATCAATTGCAACATCTTCAAAGTCCCAATCGGTCATCTCTGGATGTTCATCAGCAATAAATGCATATTCGAATCTGGTTTGACCATAGATTTCAAAGTTTTGTACTTCATTGTACATCTTAACAAAATCACGTGCTTCACGGATAGATTCGAACTTCATAGGTTCAAGTGCTTCACCATTTAAGTTTTTAAACTTAGTTGGTTTATTAGACTTCAAAAACAAAGTCGGCGTGTAAGCAATTTTCATCTTAACACGCCGGCCGTTGTCTACACCCCTGTAGAAAATGTTGTTGCCAATAGAGGCAACATTTGTGTAATATTTTTTATTCATTCATACATTATATCAGAATTTTGGAATACTTGAGGCAATTTGAATGCCAGAACCAAATAACTTATTATACTCATTTTCCAATTCTACCATTGGAGTTGTAACGCAAAGAATGTCAGACATATCAAATGTGATGCCTGTTTTAAACTCTTGTGCATACTCCAAGAAAGGAGAGAATCCCATCATTGGACCATCTTTCGATGGTTGAACAATTACTTGTACAGTTTCTTTCACTGTAATTCTTTCATCATTCTCATAGACAACACTGGCAATGATTGTCTGATTTGTTTTAAAAGAAATTAACTTTACTGCCATTTCAAATCCTTGTTGAAGCTGGCACTACGGCCAAAGTTACCCAACGTTTTGGGTAAAGCATTTCACGACCATTAAACTCGGTCATGTTGAGTGTTGGGTCTTCAATAAGACCTACGACCTCTACCATATCATCGAATTCTCGCAAAAAGAAATCGTACTTGTAAGCACGGGGAAGGCGATTAGCCTCAGCGAATTGTTTTGCGATTCTGTATGTTTCCATAATATCTCCGAAAGTTAATAATCAATTATAATCTATTTAAACGAACTTGTCAAGCGCAGGAGGCGTCCATCCTTCTGGTTTTAAAACTTTGCCGTCTGGTCTTTTAATTACTTTGCCTGTTGCTGGGTCAATCTTTGCCAAGTTAGAACGGGCAACTTCTGCCCATGCGGCATCAACATCATAACCCTTCATCTTACAAAACCCTAAGATAACCCAAATCATATCCATACAGGCATCAAGTTGTTCTACCTCATCACATGCGTAGTAAGCTGAACGAAACTCACCAACTTCTTCATCAATTAAGGTTTTGTATAACTTAACATTTTTTGCTGATGGTTCTTGGTCACAAGCATCTATGAATTTACAAACATCATTATACATTCTGGCGACTCAATTCGGATTGGTATGCACGTTGTCTCAATTCAGTTGAACTGAAACGGTGATTGCGGGAGTTAAAGTACATATTGATATTGCGGTCAATACAGATTTGTTTACCTGTATATTGTTTATCTTTATATTCTTCACCAATGATTCTAACAGAAATTGGAAGAAACATCAATAAGTCTTCAAGGTCTTTTTCGGTACTATAGACAACAATCTCATCTACAAATTTTACCGCAGAGAGTTGTACGAATCGTTCTACAATAGATTGAACAGGTTTGTTCTTACCAGGTCTATCGGCAGTCGGATCATTTTGTAAACCAACAATCAAGTGGTCACATACAGATTTGGCTTCAGCAAGCATAAGAATATGTCCTGCATGAAGTAAATCAAAAGTTGAACAGGTGAAACCAATTGGTCTGCCTGCCATATCATCTGGCACTACTAACATAATAAACTCCTTTAAATTATATATGCTGTTGAACAGCTACTTTACACTTTTTTAGAAAATTAATACCGTCATCGTTGCGATAACTATTTCGGTAATAAACACTATTAATGCCAGACTGGTATATTAGTTTGGCACAATCAAGACAAGGTGCATGAGTTACAAACAATGTTGCACCTTCACTTGAGTTGGTGCTACGTGCAATCTTTGCAAGTGCATTAGTCTCTGCATGTAGTACTTCTGGTTTGGTTTTAAGAATGTATGTTGCGCCAGCGTGTTCATCTGTGCATTTAAAACGACCTGGTGAAAAGTAATCTCTTACCTCACATTCATTGTCCCAACCAGAAGGCATGCCGTTATAACCGATGCCAATGATTGTATTATCTTTTACGACAACGCAACCAACATGAAGTCTTTTTGCCGATGATAGTTCGGCATAGACTTCAGCAGTCTTCATGTGTGCATCAATAAATTTCTTTTTCATAATATATTAAGTGGGGCTTTCGCCCCACAGTTTTACTCAGTCAATAGAGTTGGTTTTGAGAACGCAAGTTTCTCACCAATCTCAATCTTCCTTGGTTTTTTATGGTCGGGAATTACATTCTCCAAACCAATCTTCAAAATGCCGTCTTTGAATTCGGCACCACGCACTTCCATAGTGTCAGTCAACCTAATATTCTTAGTGAAAGAACGAGCAGCAATACCACGATAAACATAATTTGCTTCATCTTTGGTGTTCTTCTCACCACGAATCACTAGATTACCTTCATCAAGTTGAATGTCAATTTCATCTTTTGAAAATCCAGCAACAGCCATTTCAACGACATACTTGTTGTCTTCTACTTTGATGATGTTGTGTGGAGGGAAAGATGTTTGGACTGTTTGACCTTTGCCAACGAGTTTCTCCAACTCAGTAAACAATTGGTCAAATCCAACGTATGATGGATACAATGCTGAAATACTTGTCATAGTTTTCTCCTTTAATAAGCAAGTTTAAAAATAGATACCCCGAAGGCATATCATTAATCCAGCTTACCGACTACTGGGGTACCTTATCGTTGTACCGGCTTTAGACGCTCCTAAGGTAGTAGAGTCTTTACGTTCCCATCCCGATGGGAGTATTTTTATTTATCCAATTTTACAAAAGCTTCACCATTCACAAAGTATTTTCTTTGTGGATTTTCTGGTTTGTATACCTGTATAAATGTCATTGTACTGTCTTGTCTTTTTTCAAACAAATTACTGGTGTACACCACCTCACCAGTATAAATGTTTTTCAACTTATCAACTTTTTCTTTCACTTGCTTCATAATATATCTACTTATTGTGGTGTAATCTTCTTACCAATATTGTATTTTGGTACCAAATTCCATTCATCTTTCTCCTTGTGGGAGATGATTTTGATTTGGTGTAATGGTGCAATGTTATCACCCATTAATTCTGAATTAGAAACTTTCACCAAACCCCATTCTTCCAATAGTCTTGCAATTGCATTTCTTCTTTGAATATCATTCTCTGTAATGTCGGTTGGTTTACCATCCAACTGGAATAATTCTTTGAAGTGTACAATATAATATTTACCTTGTTTGTGGAGTATGTGGCACGACTGATACAAAATCTTATCTTTACGTGAAGAAACACCGATTCTGGTTAATGTTTCACGTACTTTTAAAAAATCATCCTCTTGCTTTAACTTAACCTCAACAAAGTTTTTTAAATCTACCATATTATTTCCTCAATCCACCGATGCCGGTTTTTTCTTTTAATTTTTGGATTTGTTCATCAGTCAATAGGCGGAGTGCTTCAAGTGCTTTCGTATCAGAAAAACCATAGACGGTTTTAATGCATTGTATATCTTCACTTTTATCAGACTTAGCCCACTTTACGAACGGTCTTTTCTTAGACCTTATGGTATTTAGTAAAAAATCATTCTGCAGTTTCTTGTCAATGAATGACCTGCGGTTCATCTCATTCGCATATGATACACAGTCAATATGGTAAGATAACGAACGATTGACCAGAAACGGAACGTATTCCGATTCGGTCACATCATCAACAATTAACTGTTTCTTTCCTTGTAGGATTTGGTTAACATAATCAAACGGACTCATATTACCATCCTTACTAATCCGATTGTGTCGATTGTGGTAAGCAAGATATAATTAGCAAGCATACCAAAGGAACGCCTACTATAAGAACACCAAGCGTATATAGCACAACCTGTAATCCAAATGGGGTATAAAACCAAAAGAGGTGGTGTTGGAACGGTGATTGCCATAGTGATAGAACAACCAATACTAAGAGCCCAAGCAAGGACCTCAAGACAAAAACGAACTCTATTACTTTTGTAGTCATCTGCAATCCATTCTAGTGTTGGTCTGAAGAGGTCATTCATTTGAATTCCACACTTACCATTAATTCTGTCAAACAGGCCACAGTATTAATCTCAGGGTCAGCAACGAATGCCTGCTTGTACTGATAGTCAGCAATGATAATGACTGCTTGAGGAATACTTTGTGGTTTCAGAACTTCATATAAACCATCATACAACTTACGATACAATGTTGCAGCATCAATCTCAGTGGTTGCAACCCATTTACGAATTGAACCAAAGTCTTTCTCTTTGATATACTTAACGATGTTTGAAATCTCAACGTCACCCATCTGCACAAGAATGCCAGAATCAATCTTACCAAACTGAGAATACCTTTGCATCTCATTAATGATACGGCGGAAATCTGGAAAGTGTTTCTTAACTAATTCAGCAATAACAGCGTCATCATAGTCAACTTTTTCACTTTGCAAAACCGACTGGATTCTCTTAAAGAATGAACCAGCCATCTTGGCCTTCTCACCATTCTTCAGACCAAACTCAATCACGGCACAACGAGAGTGCAATGGTTCAATGATGCGGTTCTTAAAGTTACAAGTAAAAATGAACGAACAGTTACCTGCAAACTCTTCAATCGCATTACGAAGAGCAGGCTGTGTAGAATTTGGATTTAGATAATCTGCCTCATCGATAATGATAACCTTGCGGCCACCTGATAGAGACATAGAAGAAGCATAGTTCTTAATCTTGGTACGAAACACATCGATACCAGATTCATCAGAACCGTTAATGACAATATAGTCACAACCAATCTCATTACACATGGCTTTGGCAACAGTTGTCTTACCGACACCTGCGCCGCCACTCAATAACAAGTTGGGAATGTTTTTTTGATTTACGTATTCCTGAAACGGTGTTTTCAACCGTTCAGGTAAAATACATTCTTCAATAGTTTTAGGACGATACTTCTCTGTCCATAATAAATGATCCATGATTCACAACTTTCATAATATAAAAATAAATTATAACACGACCCGAAGGCCGTGTCAAGTCAAATTAGAATGGTATATATTCCGATTCACCACTTTTCACATCTTGCGGTAAGAAACCTTCAATGTGCCATGGGAATTTACCATTCTTTTCATAATAATCAAACACCTTAAGTAGAGAATCTTCCAGGTTTTGGAATGTTTCAATCATCTTATTACGGCGTTCAACTACACCATACTTTTCAGTAGGTGATTTTGTGTGTAAAGTAAAATACGATTCGTTGCCTGATTCACCAAATTTCTTAATGGCGTTCATCATCATCTCATATTCATATCCTTCCAATACAGACCAACCATTCATTTGTAAATTGTGGTCATAGTTGCCAGAAACAACATATTTGGTTGTCTTTGAAATGAAATCATTTACATCAGTTGCAGTATAAGTTACCACATCTTGAGCAACAGCACATCCAGTATTTTTTAATTTGCGAACAACATCTCTAACGATTTTAGATTTGGTTTGGCCATGCATATAAGTGCATACTTCATTCACATAATCAACAATACTCTGTTCTTCTGGAAGAACCAATTTTGATTTGTGTTCAATCAAACGAACAATAACATTGACTACATCATCTTCTGTTGAAGCTAAATTAGGTGCAAAGTTGTTTTCTTTTAATTGAAAGGTGCGAATTGCATCTTCATAACCATAAGAAGAACCAAATGGAATTTCATATACATCGAAAATCCATTCATCAAATCCTAAATTACGCAAGGCCTCAAATCTGTGATTACCAGTTACCAATTCATACTTGGTAATTTCACCATTCTCATTTCTTGATTTGATGCGAACCGTAAGTGGCATCTGTGAATAATCAATGCCTTGTTTGAAGGATTGTTCCAATCTTTGAATGTGCATTACGTTTTTACCTTTAGAGCGGACAGAATTGTCACTCTTAATTGGTGCAACATAGATTTCAGAAAGTTTAATTTTGATTCGATTTACGAATTTAGTTCCGGGTGAATCAATTTTTCCAAAAGTGCAAAGCTCAGGATCAATATTTTTATAGTTAAAGTTTGGGTTTGTCATATGTTTTCTCCATAAATTTAAAACTGGTAGGTAGAAAAATCTTCTAACAAACTACCAAGTTTTGGTTACGAGGGAAGGTCCTCACATTTATATATGCTTATTCTTTAGAAAACTTTGAACCGGCTTCGGTAGTAATCCAATATTGCAAATCTTTGCCCTTATTGCGTAGATGTGAAATACCTTTAGAAGAAATATTCACATCATAAGCTCCAGGCATAACCTTACTAATGTTTTCTGTACGGAAAATCATTTTGTATTTTGTACCGTTGCCATCACCAAGTTCAAGGCAATCAGTATGCGCTGCATCATTGGTTGTATCTAGTGTAATCAAATTGATTTTGATACCATCAGATTCAACGGCAATTTGTGGTGACGACAATACATTAGCTGCACGTAGTACCCAATCCAAATCTTCAGCAGTCAAAGTGAAAGTAATCTCGGGGTTTGGTACCTGCAATTCTTTCTCTGGTGCTGTAACAATCATAGTAGGGTCACAGAAACGATACTTAATTTTAGAACGACCTTTGTTGCCAACAATCACAACATGTTTGTCATCAAACTCAAACGTGGTATCGTCTTTGTGCAACGATACAACAGATAAGAAATTGTTAAGGTCATAGACACCAAAGTCAGCAGGAACATCTTCAGTGATGTTGACCTGTGCTAGGATGTTTTTGTGTGAAGACATGGTCTTCAATGTATTACCTTTGCGAAAGTAAATACCTTGGTTAATTGCACCGAAGTTTTTCAGTACGTTCAGTGTGTCATTCGATAGTTTCATAATATACTCCAAAAAATTAATTATATATGGTTTACTTGTCTTTGTCAAGCGAATATTTAATGTCATGCTCATATAAAAACATGAGGCAACACATTGCATGAGCCAAGTGATGTATGCCAGATTCGGGGTCAAGTTGCTCACCTTGTTTCCATGCCCAAAGATGCCGTTGTAATGCATCAAAATACCTGCGTTTAGATTCAGGTACTTTCTGCCAATTATCACGTTCATACTTTTGAGCACCAAAGGTGAGAACTTTAACCGTCTCCTCTAGCGCAAGAGGTGGCAACAAACCATATTCTAGTTTGCCACCATCAAACTTACGACCAGTAGCCATTATAACCTACCAGTTAACTCTGCTACTTTTGGCATATTGCCTGAGAAGGCATATGTACCAATGTGTTGTGTCTTCATCCATGGGCACAAGAAGATATCTCCACCCATCTTACGCCACATCTGGCAGAACATGTAATCTTCACTTAGATAACGTTCTGAACCACCGCCTGTAATGGAGTCTTTGGTGTCAATTACAGTATCAAAGTAAGCATGAATGTAACGTGAACCATCAAAGTGCGCCTGACCAACGTGGTCTGGTTTGTAACGAATGTTTGGATACTCGACAGCCATCTTATCAAAGACTTCACGTTTAACCAACATAAAACCGGTACCAATTTCTAATACTTCAAGTGGTTCGGTAACTGAGAATTGTGATGTGCCTTTAACAACGTTGAAGACATATTCACCAACCAATGTTTCCAATTCACGTGGTTCCAAATCTGGATGGTTACGTGCGGCATGTGCAATGTTATTCCAATTGATTGATTTCTTGGGGTAAGGACCACCAATAACATCTTTGTCTAATGCCAATAATGCTACAACATCTTGTGGGTTGTAATGAATATCGGAATCCAAAAACAATAAGTGTGTGCAATCTGAGCGCAAGAATTCATCTACGAGGTAGTTTCTTGCACGTGTAATAAGTGATTCATTAAATAGGAAAGAGAACTTAACATCAACACCATAACGTGACATAATACCTTGAAGGTCTAAACAAGACTTCAGGTATAACCCGTGTGCCATGCCACCATACATTGGTGTAGCCACAAAGAGTTTATTCTTTTTCAAATCTTCAACTTTGACTTGTATTTCCATAATTTATTCCATAAAAAAAAGAGGAGGGATATACTTATATATCCTACTCCTCTTACAAAGAGACTACTCTTTTAGGCGAATGTTGACATTCCTGCAGTGCGAAGTGCTTGCAAGCCAGCAGCAACTTGGCGCTTAGTTGGTGTGCCTAAACGATAGAAAGAAACTTTCTCGCCATCAGACTTGATACGGGTGTTCAAGTAAATAGCATGACCTTCTTCACGCAATTCATTAATGCGAGCAGCAACGTTCTGAACGTTGAAACGAGCACGAGCTTGATTAACGGTCAACGTGTTGTAACCATCAGATTTGCTCAAGTAGGACAAGATTTTTGCTTTAGCGGACATAATAACTCCAAAATTTAAATAATAAAAACGAACCACACTTCAAATAATTCTGAGAGGTGGTTCATTCTCTCAGAAATTCTATTATAACAAAACTATTAACACTTGTCAACAGTTTTTAGGCAATTAGAATGGTACTTCATCACTGTTTGCCGAGACTGTCTCTACGTTCACTTGTTGGTTACTGGTATTGGCACCAGCATCCAACTTAGTGTACAGGTCAATAAACGATAACTTGGTATCGGTATCAAAACGGTTCAAGCAGAGAGCAATTGCTTTCATGCGGTCGCCATGCACAGAGTACGTTTTGCAAATGTGAACCAGACGGCGGGTAGAAATAATTTCATCAACACCGCCTTCAGCAAACGTTTTACGGATTACATCAGCCCATGTTACCAACTTTTCGGCAAACTCATCATCAGAACGGTTCAAAGAAGCCAATTCTTTCTTAATGATTTTCTTTTCAATGTTGATTGGAGGAAACTCTTGCTCATATGTATTCAAGAAACGTTCGAGGAAAGCTTCATTCAAAACATTGGTGAACATGTAACGACCATCTTCTGAACCTTTACCTTTTGTATTGGCAGTAGCCACAATTGTAAAACCTTCAGCAGGTGCAACCATTTCATTCTTCTTTTTAAGCAAGAAAGGTCTGCCTTCTAAAACACGTTGCAGGCAGGACAGATTCTGAGCACCATAATCAATTTCATCAATACACAGCACAGCGCCTTGTCGAGCCGCAACGGTAACTGGACCATCACGCCATTCCATTTGACCATTAATCAAAACATAATTGCCAAGCAAATCACTTTCATCGGTATCAGGTGTCATTGATACGCAAACAAATTTACGTTTTGCTTTAGCGCAAGCTTGTTCAACTGACATTGTTTTGCCGTTGCCAGATTGACCAGTAATAAAAATTGGGAAAAACAATTTACTTTGAACAACAGAAAGCAAATCATCAAAGTTACCAAAGGGAACATAATTGCTATATGTTTTTGGAACTAGATTTTCAGTTTCAAGGTCAGTAACAATATTTGCAATACGATTGCCACTGGAAACAACAGGTTCAGATTTTTTCATTTGCAAAACTTGTGCAGCTGCCATGTTAACTACACTGGCATTATTAGAGGGAACTTTATATAGACCACGACCTGCACGGAAGTCCATATCTTTCAAATACCACTGGGGTAACTTAATATCATTTTCTACACAAAGGTCTTTAATGTCCTGTAGTGTAAAAATACTTTTGCCTGTAGCAGAGGCAATAGAAATAAACTTCTCACGTTTGTCAGTTTGAATACCACGCATTACAAATAACTCCATCAATTAATCAATATACCAATTATATCAAAACCACAGCATTTGTCAATAGTACTGTTGCATAAAAACAACAGTACTACTTTAGTATTACATTGCGATTTCACCAATGAAACGGTTAACCAAGACACGGCTTACCTGTTTTTTCTTATTCATTTTGATAAATGCGGTACGCAATTTAGCAGCAGTGACATTGCCTTCAACGGACAATTCATCTTCTTCAATATCTAAATCACTTCCACCAGGAATCAAAAAGAACTTATTATAACCTTTATTTTTGGATTCCAAAAACTTGGCTGCTTTAATCACTTTGAGCATTTCACGTGCTTCTTCTTTCTCACGCAACCAACGATTGTGTGATCTATTGTGATCGTATTTTTCTTCTTTAGTTTGTGGTGTTTCATTACCAGAAATATACTTGCGTTGAATAGCAGCTCTTGCACCAACACCTGTACCAATCAAAAAGAAACCAACAATCTTTGCACCAGTAACATAACGATACCAATTAAAAATTCCTGTTCGCATTGGATCATCATCTTTAGATTGTTCTTCATTTACCAAAAGTGTTTCGAACTTAGATTCGGTATCACGAATAACTACTGATTGTGTTTTAACATTAAAGTAATCATATTTTGGTGAACCATAATCATTCATTCCGCCAGTATAATAACCAGAAATACTATCAGCATCGCCATCATGTATTAATATCATGTTAACAATATCAAGATTATTCACTTTGCGGAATTCATTAGTAATATACCGAGAAGCAATCATAGCTTCAACCATTGGTGTATTAGATAATGTTTCTGATAATGGTCTGTCAATCTTACGTGAAAAACGTGGCATATAAGAATTCATTAATGAAATCATATTACGAAGGCAACGATTAAACTCAGCATTACCCATACGTGAATTCATATACTCACGCATATAAACATCAGACAAATTCAAATCTTTATCACCTCTTGAGAAGGATGGTTTCTGAACAACGTCATTACCTACATCCATAGTTCTAGAGAAAGTGCAATTGCCAAAACCATAAACAACAAAAGGAATATTCACTTTGCGGCAAAACATGGTTAGAATCAAAATCTGTTCAATTGAACTTTGCATATTGCCGTCCATAGAACCAGAACGGTCAAGTAACAAAACCAATCCGTGTGACTTGCCTTTTGGTATACGCATCATTTTACGGAAGATATTATCATCAACCTGATATTTGTAAATGCGGGAGATATCAATATCACCAGTCTCCGATATCTTTTGTTTAGAGAACTTGGAGGCAGCTTTACGCATTTCAAATTCTTTGGCAAGTAAAGACACATAACGGTCATTACGATTTTTAAATTCTTTCAATAATGAATCTTGAAAACTTCTGTGCTCAGGAATAGTATTTTCATAATATTTTGTCCAGTGATTCTCCATTAATTCATGTACACGTTTGTATGATGTAATTGAATGTTGTGGGTAGAATTTTGGGATATTAACATAAACAAATTCTTTGCTTTTTGCATCTAATAACAGAGCTTCATTATCACGGAACGTTTCATCAGTTTCGCATGTTGGTTCAAAGTTATCATAATAACCATCAGAATTGGATGTTTCTTTATTACGATTAATTTCGTTTACATAATCATCTTCATCATCAGAATCTGTTTCATCATTTCCTTTTACACTTTCGGTACCATCAGATTCTTCATCAGATTCTTCATACTCATATTCATCATCACTATAATCATAATCACCATTATCTGATTCTCTATAATTACCGAATTCAATATCTTGTTGGATTTTATTAATATCTTGCTGTTCTTTTTTAGAGTAATCAAAGATTGCACCAGTAACTCGAACAACATCTTCCCATGTTTCGCAAGATTCTACCTCACGCAATAATGGTTCTTCTTCAGTATTAAATTTAATACCAAGATTATAACCACCTTTAGTAAA